GCAAAAATTGGGTTATTTATTTATTACTTTCCATGTTCGCAATAGTGTTATTTTGCAGTTGTAATATCATTTTATTTAAATAGCTTAAATGAGGAAAATTTCTAAAAGAGTTGCCGCTGATCATTGCAATTCCCGCTTCAGGGTAGTAATCGTTACGGACACTCATTTCAGAATAGGCATCCCTCTAGTAATACTCAAAGTGTTAATGATGTTTCTCCTAAACTGGGCACGATATCTCTTGTATAAGCTCAAAGATACTCGAGATCCAAGTAGTGAAACCACAGATGAAGATCGACTGAATTGCATAATAATATGGTCAACAATTGCTGCTGGGCTAGATGAGTAGATTAATTCTAGTGCCTTACCACGAGTATCTTCAGGATTTGGCATAGTAGTCCAAAGTTCCCATTTATCGGAATCTACTGAATGTTGTAAAGCCTCACGCACGATTGGATTACGTACACGTAAACGCAGTGCTCGCTTGGCTAAAGGTATTTCCAGTGTGTCCGACAAAGTGGGTCCTTCAATTGTAAATGCCATTGGGTCTCTCACCACTGCCAGTGGATTCTTGGTTGCAATAGGTTGGTTCAAAAATGCATTTATTGTTGGTGCAGTTGCAGTGTCATGAAAAGCGATAGCCCTCAAAATTGAGATCCCTGTAGCAGTGGAATTGTCAGTGCAATTTGATGCATGCTGCAGCATTGACATGGCACCTAAACCCCCGAATGCCACCGGTATAAAACTCCATAATGCAGCTTCATCAGGTCCTAGCTTCTGCTTGTGGTGTCTGCCCCAGTCTAGGTAGAACTTAGCTAGCTCCACTGCATACTTAAACCATGCAGTCAATGGTGTGGCACCGGCTTCAAGGGCCCCTGACACCATTGAAGCAGCCTTGTTAGCTTCTCGGATTGGACATCGTATCCCCTCCACTCTCTCAGATCTTATTCTCAAGAATGCCTTCACACCAGGTGTGACTCTTATTGTATCGTACTCGATTTCGTTGAGGAATACCCTAAGACGCTTAGACACATATGTTTTGTCCCAAGAGATTTCTAGGCTGAACCAAGCATAGATTTGCTCAATGATTCTGATAGCCGCTGCAATTGTTTCATTGCTTGTGTTCATTGGGAATTTTATGGCACAAAGCCCGTCATCAATCATACATGCTAGCTTAACACCTGTATCAATGTATCCCAATTCTCTCAATTTTCTAGTTGCATAAGCCATTACATCAATGTGAAGGTCTGTGTTCAAACGACCTAGGTATCCTTCTAGATCATTTCCACGTAATTCGTACTGTTGATGAATGCCATGGTAGATGTAATGCACTGAGCTATCGCTAAACTGCTTATCAATCTCCAACAAATAAGGTCTCCCAAATGCCTCCGCCCATTTTTCTAGCTGTATTTGGCGCAACTTTGGGCTTTGCTGTGGGGAAAAACCAGCCAAATCAAATGAAACGTACACATAAGTATTTTCTGCTTTTTCAAGCTCAGTGCCACCCATCTCGACAAATTTGTTAAAAGATTGAGTGTTGCCGATCCCTATAAAATTGCCAGGTTTATGCTCCAAATATGCTGCGATGTTGTTATCCAATTCTGAAACAAATACTCTGCCTGCATAGTTGTTGACATATACATTACGGGCATTCTCTTTCTTACTCTCTGGTTTAGGAAAAACTGTGTGCAGCCTCTCATATTTAGCTCCCATAGTTGCGACCTCGACTGGCGTAGGAGGATTCGGGTTCTCAAGGTAAGACATCATGTAAGATCGTTGTGTTAAGGGAAGTTTGTGAAGCTCTTCCATGCTACGCACATTTGACAAAGTATCAGGGGCTAAGGCTTTGTCTTTAACATATGGGTTATAGTGCCCCTCCACTTGATTGTATTGAAATGTCGTGCTGTATTGTATGTCTCCTACTTCTTTATATGGTATATTTGATGGCGGGACATCTGGATAGTGCTGGTGCCATGGTCTTTCTGCAACCCCTCTTTTAATAGACCCAAAACAAGAACCATGTCTGCGATAATACATCAGTAACATCTGGTGCTTTTGGTACAGTTTGAAGTCGTCAATAGTCAATCCCAAGTCATTGGCATAAAATGCTGGCCTGGTAGCTTCATGCTTTTCACGTTGTTTATGGAAGAATGTTGTGAAGTCAAAATCTGGGCAAGGCAGAAACTTGTATACCTTTGACAATTCGATTGATTCTGCTAGTGGGAATTTCCTGAGCAAACTGGTTAGGTGAATAACATCTAGCACAGGTAGCAGGTCCTCCTTCCAAATCTTTGCCTTTTGATCTTTAATTGATTGATCCCATATATCGTCAGCATAATAGGATAGCAGCAAAGCCGAAGCGACATCGCAAGCTCTAGCCAGCTCATTAGGTCTTTCTGGACTTCTCATAGCTTTAATGATAACAGCCAAAACATCTCGATACCCCTGGTACACTCTTTTACTGGCAACTGGGTCCCCGTAGTTTGAAAAGTATAGCTCCATGTCTGCAATTGAACTACACATCTGGGATAGCCTACGCAAATCTTTCTTGGTTAGTACGTAATGATGCAACTTTCCAAGGTAATCATTAGTTAGAAGGGTTAGCCTGCCAAGCCTTCTCAAGTGCCAGCCCTTACCTAGCCACAGAATTCTTTTATTCAGCTCAGGTGGCAGAGTCTTTGTTGCTTCCGCATCCTTCTCAGCCTTCTTATGCGATGGTTCATTAAAAACAAATTGTAGATGTTTGAAAGTTTGTGCCATGTTTTCATACTTTTTCATTCTTGTTTTCCACTCAGATTCCACAAACCAGGCTTTGATTTGGTCGGTTGCTGCAGGAGGAGACTGATACGATGCGTATTGGTTGCATCTCAACATTCTCCCAACATATTTCTCTAGCCAAACCCAGTCTAATTCGTTGTTCCATCTTACCAGATTCATCTCTGCTGCATAAATGATCTTATACACTGCAGTGATCCCATAATGAACTTCACCTTCGGCAAGATAATCTAGAAAAGGGTCTATGTTGAACTTCATGCGTGAGAATGCAGCTGGGGCCACCCTATGCAGCATCATCGGATCCCGCTGCAACGATTCCACAAGAGGGCCTTCATGTAACTGGTCTGCAACAGTCGGGTTCCATTTGTAGTTAAGATTGCAGAATTTGTTCACACTAGGATGATGAAGCGCACTTGGCGAGAGCATTGGTAGCAAGTCGAACAAAGCATCAGTTTTGTAGCAAGCTTCAGCCCAAACAGACATCTAGAATTCAAAAAAGAGTTTTAAATTGAATTCTAGTTATAACGAACATTGAGTTTAGTTGTGTTCG